ATAATCACCTCTTCTTTCTTTGAGCTTCGATAAATCTGGAAGCTTTGCCCCTGCGAATACTTTGTGATCGCATAAGTAACCTTTAGAAACTAAATGATTAACTTGTACACCATTGATAAGCCTGTCAAAAAACTTTCCAAGTGGTCTGTTGTCCAAACGTATAGGTGTTGCCGTAACTCCTACTCTTAAAGCTGTTTTGTATTTATCAATGATAGTTGTCCAAGTTCCAGCAGCTACATGGTGAGCTTCATCAAAAATAATTACATCAGGAACAAAAGTATCTTTGTTTGCTGCAATCCTTCTCCATAAAGTATAAACAGATGCGACTTGTAAGCTTGAATTTTCATTGCTGTCAAAACCAGAGGCAATAACACCATAGTCAACATCAATGAGGTCAAGCTTTTCACAGGCTTGTTTCACAAGCTCTCTTCTGTGTACAAGGATAAGCACATTCTTATCTTGAGAAACAAAGTCTCTTGCAAGCTCAGAAAAGATAACTGTTTTGCCAGCACCTGTTGGAAGAACAAGCAAAGGAGCTTTTGCCCCTTGCTTTAGTGAAGTTCTAAGGTGGTCAAGAACTTCTATTTGATAATCTCTTAATTGCATTTATTTTACCTCCTTTATTCCAAACACTTTGTCAAGAGAACTAAATCCTTTGTCTGAATACATGGCATATACTTCACCATTTTGGTGAATACCAAGAGTGATAAATCGCCAGTTAAAAGTAGAGTTAAAGTAAGAATCAAATTCAATACCTTTTAAATTTGCTGCCTCTTGTTTGATCTTGATTGCTAATAATTCTGCAACGCTATGATCTGGACTTAGTGATTTAAAGTGTGTTCTGTTGTCACTGAATCTTAAACCAGCCATTATTTAACCTCCTTGATTGCTGTTCTCATTGCTTCAAGTTCTGCAATGTTTTTTCTAATTTGCTTTACCTCTGTAAGCTTTTCCTTAAGAATGTCTTTTTGACTGAGGAGTCTCTGATTGTTTTCCCAGAGTGCTTTTTCTCTAAATGCGTTCATTGTTTTTTAGGGGTGATAGGTGAATAAAGACCCCACCAGTTGAGGTGGGGCTGATAGGTTTACTTTTGTGCAGCTTCCCACTCTTGAAGCTTTTTCATAGCATCATTGAAGTGATCTACACGTTGATTAATATGTTCTTGATTATCGAAAGCGGCAGTCTGTTTTATAAATTCTGGTGTGAAGTTGATATTCAAGATCATCTTTTTATCAAATACTGGGTCAACATACCACTCAATCTCAAGTACATTCTTTTTCTTAAGACCTTTGATGATTGTTGTCACTTGATCCTTTGTGAGAACCTTCCAGTCATAGATTTTCCAAAGATGCTGAGTGCCAAACTTGTAGCTTCCATCTTTAGTAATCATTCTGTCCCATCTATCAACGTCATTCTGGGTTGTATCAAATAAATTTACCTGATGTGTTGTTTGACCAATAAAGTTAAGAAAGATATTTTCAAGCTCAGTCAACTTAAAAGTTTCTGTTGAAAGCTCTTTATTTAGTAAGAAAAACTCTTTCTTACCATTACGCATAATAAAAACACCAACTCTTGTGCCATACTCTTTGGCAATGTCGCTGGTGTTGTCTGTAACTGTACCCTCTGAAGTGAAAGTAGTGTTGAAATGCTTGATTAACATTTGAATCCTTTGCGAAGTTTGAATAATCAGCCGATCTCTCGACCTCATATTTAAATATTACATGAATAATATATATATGTCCACCCTTTACCTGTATGTTTATCTAAATGTTATGCTTTTGTAACATTATCTTATAGGTATTGACAGGTAAACAAAGGTAAACTAATATTTAAGGTATGGCTGAGAGGCCGTTCTTTCGCAAGGTATTTTAAATGACCAAGACAAAACGAGCAAAAGCAATCCCACATTATGTGGTTCTTAAATGGGACAAAAACCACCCAATGATTGACCCTATGTATCCCATCAAAAAAAAGTGGGAGATCATCAAAGAGTATGACGACACTTTCAAATGGGATAGCGTTCTTTATCAGGTTTGGTTCTTCAATACTAAAACTGAAGCAAAACAGTTTGTACAGGAGAACAAGTAATGACAACTATACAACTTCCTCCAGACTCAGAGCTTGCCGCTTCGATTGTTGATGACAAGCCTTCACCAGAGCTACAGACCGAGCTTACAGATGACAAGCAAAGGCATAAGAGAGCTAGGTTTAAAGCTCTTATCCTTCCAAGACTCAAAGAACTTAAGTTTCGTATGAAGCAAGTTAAAAACTGTGGCAATCGTAGCAACTACGTTTACACAGAAAGAGAAGCTAAAACAGTTGTCGCCTTTATTCAACGTGAACTTGATGAACTACATGAAGTCTTTTGTGAATATGGCAAAGACTACAATGCCCAACCTATCGAATTTGAAACAACGGAGTACGACTAATGCAGAATCTATTACTTGCTATCGCTGCTATGGGGTTGTTCTATACAACCCTCTCAGGGACACTTTATGACATGACATATGCAGACTGTCATGAAAAAAATATTGAACTCGCTTGTAAGGAGCTACAACAATGATGTATGACAACTTTCCCTGCTATGGAAATGGTGTTTGGGTTTTTGGACACTTGAAGAACCAGCCAACAGAGTTTTTATTTTATGCAGAATATGGTGATCTCTATTTAGACAACGGCAATCGAGCATGGAATAGAACTGACTATGAACGAGCCGTTAAACAAAAGTGCCGAAAACTTAAAAAAGAAAAACCTTATACATGGTTTAGTTTTGACGATCTTGGCGATATGCACAGAAAAGTAAGGGGAGCAAAATATACTACCCCTGCCAATAAAATTACAAATTTTCCATACAAACTCTATGAGGAGAAGTGCAAATGACTTTTGAAATGACACGCATTAAGCAAAGGCTTGCTGATCTTGAAAGTCAAGCTAAATCTATTGAACTGTTGAAGGTTGCAGTTCTTGAGATAAATGAAAACCTTATTGAAATTAAACAAAGACTCATTCAACTAGAGATTCAAAACCAATGAAAAAACTTTATAAAGTTACAACTCACAACACCATGATTGAAGAGTTTGAGGTAGTTGTTGAAGATCAAAAAGATGCAAAAGATTTTGCAGAAAGTTTGGTATTTAATTGCTATACAAACAAAGATGACTACCCTTTAAATGTTCAAAGAACAAGTCAGTATTTTGATGACAAAAGGATAGTTTCTTCAGATATTATTGGATATGAATGTGATATGAACCATGAAGATGTAATGCAAACAGCCCACCCTTTCTGGTTTAGGTTTGTCACTTCTGAAGAAATTTTAAAAGAATATCCAATAGAACAAAAAAATACTGGTAAAGACCACCCCTGATCTCTACCAGTACTCCACCCATTGTCCTAACACCTAAGGACACCATTACTATAACAAAATGGAATCTTTAAACAACACCACACCACACATAACGTCAGTTGACATTGACGAACAAGTGTATAGATCAGATGGAGCTATTGCTGCCTCTGACGCAAAATATGCCATAGATCATGGCCTCGAAGCTTTTTACATTTACAAGTATGGCAAAAACAATCCTCCTAGAATTGCAACTCCAGCAATGAAACTAGGGTCAATGATTCATAAATGGATTCTTGAACCTGACGCATTTCCAAGTAGTTATGCACTTCTTGAAGAAAAGCGTACAAAAAAAGGTAAAGAGCTTGCTCTTGCCTGTGAAGAAAAAGGTTTACTTACTTACACTTCTCAGGAAAAGGAACTGCTGGATAATATTGAACACTCACTTGTTGAAAACAATTTTGCTTGGAAATATCTTCTTAGCAATGTCAAAAACAAACAAGGTTTAGCAGAACAATCTTTTTGGTGGAAGCATAGGGAAACAGGTTTGCAATGCAAATGCCGTTGTGACTATGTGATTGATGATATGGTCATTGATCTCAAAACTACAGGTGAAGGTGGAGCATCACCAGATAAATTTACCAAAACTATAGTCAACTTTCATTACCACATGGCTGCGGCTCACTACCTTCAAGGCACTGGCGCAAAGCGTTTCATATTTGTGGCAGTAGAAAAAGTCTTTCCTTATTCAGTAGGAATCTATGAACTGTCACCTCATTTTATTGAGCGTGGATATGAGCTTCAAGAACAAACTTTGTCTGACATCAAACAAGCCCAAGAGTCAGGCATCTGGAAAGGTTACACCAACTATGAACCAGAGGGCATTAAAACACTTACACCCCCTAAATGGTTATGACATTTACTAAAGAACAAACAGAACAACTTAATCAACCCATTGATCCTAAAGTTGTTGCCTTCAGACAGCAAGGCAGTATGCAGCTTGCTTACTTAGAAAGCTGGTATGTAATCAACGAAGCTAACCGCATTTTTGGATTTGATGGCTGGCAGTCTGAGACAGTACAGCTTGACTGTGTGCAGAGTGATGACTTCTGTGTGACTTATATTGCAAAAGTCAGAGTTACTATTGGTGATGTAATCAGAGAAGGAGTTGGTGCTGGACATGGTAAAGGCAAAAGCGTCAATCTTGGAGACAAGCATGAATCAGCAGTTAAAGAGGCTGAATCAGACGCGAGAAAAAGAGCTTTCATGCAGTTTGGTTCTCAGTTTGGCTTATCTCTTTATGACCGCACTAAAGCTTGGAAAAATCCTAAAAAAGATAGGACTCCAGTTTCCACTCAGAATCTTACAGTAGTTGCCAAAGATGCAATTTTAAAGGCTGACACCAGAGAAAGGCTTGATAAATGTGCTGAGTCTTTAGAGGTGCGTTATGCTAACAGACAAATACCGCAAAACGATTACAACGATCTTTGCGGTCTTATCAAAACTAGAAAAGAGGTGATTACAACATGACAGTAGCTGAAACTCAGTATTTCACCACAGAGCAACTTGCCAGAAGATATGGCAAGTCTCCTGAGACAATCAGGAAGTGGAGGTATAAAGGCTCAAGCCCTGAGTTTTATACTTTACCAATGTTTGCTGTTCCTTACGGACAACCAAGAGTACGCTATGAACTACATAAAGTGCTTGCTTGGGAAGAAGCAAACGGCATTACACCCATTGAACCTTTTTAATTACTATGGCAAACACAGCATTTAACGCAAAAATCAGAATCGTTGACAACAACAGCGATAGAGACAATGCACCAGAAAGAAACCTAATTATTGATTTTACCCATGAAGAGGCCGTTAAAGCTGCAAACTGGTTAGCTCAAGCTGCCTCAAACGCTAGATTGGAAGGCACGACAATTCGTGTTTATAGGAGCAAGTCAGACTATGATGAAGTTACTGGATTTTCGCTTTGGGGTGGCCTCTGGGGTAACTCAGGCAAGATTGCACCCATGAACCCTAAACCAGCCTCTGAGAGGACTGTAAACGTCAAAGCAAGCCAACGTGAACTTCCAGAAGATTTACCTTTTTGATTATGTACTTAGTAACTTTTCCAAACAATCCTTATGTAGGTCAGATTTTTTATCACTTAGAATCTCAAAGAACTTATGAGTTTTGTGAAACAACAAGAACAGATCACGAAACTGGAAATGTCATTGAGTCTGCTAGTTGGTTTGATATTACAGAAAAAGATTTAGTTCCCTGACTTCTTGTTAAACAAAACGTATCTTATGCGATCCCAAAGGGTCGCTTTTTTCTTTTTTAGTTGTTTTTCTAACTTAAATATATAAGCGGCTTGCTGTGATATAACTTCAATCGAAGAACTTACAAAATGAGCTTGCTTTGCATTTGTCTGTAATAGCTTGATTGCATAAGGTTTAAGCAACTCAATGTCCTCTAGTTTCTCAATAAACTGTATAGACTTTTGCACCTCAAACTCACCCTCAAGGCTGTAAGTAGATGTAAGAGCCTTGATAATATCCATTATTTGACTGGAAATAATTTTTCCTCAATCATTTTAACTATGGCATCGTCAATATCGTTATCACTCTTAGCACTTAAATCTCGCAAGATAGAAAGCACCCCTTTGCGTAGAGATTCACTTTTGCCGAACCTAATAAATAGATTGATTAAAAATTTAGACATGATTTGTTCGTTTTTACTAATTTAGCTAAATTGCTAGTATTAGACAAGAAACCTTAATTTTATGGAAGAGGAAGAAAAGGAAAGTAAGGATTTTTTTGGTCATGGAATTAGACTTTTAATTTTGGTTTGGGCTTTATCCGTTATGACTTTGGGGTACATGGAAAAGATAAGGCTAGACACCTTTGCTGCTGGCCTTGTGGGAAATATAGCTTCGGCTTATGGGATCTCTATAAAGGGTAAAAATGGCAACGGAAAGAAACCAGTTATAGTAGATAATAAGAATACTAAAGTTGGAATCAAATGAAAAAGCTAATTCCATTTATCATCTTTCTTTCTCCGTCTAGTGCCTTTGCTGACATCACAGCAAAATATGTAACCTCTGCACAGATTTCTATTGACTCTCCTTATGTGATTACAAATGCCGCACCTAGTTCATACTCTATAAGTGGAAATAATATTACTACTTCTACAGGAACAGGTGACAGTGTGGTAACAAATGGGATAGGTGGATTGAATCTTGGTAGCTTAAGCAATGGAGTTCCAGCTTTGGTAAATACAAATAAATCGGTGACAACTGCTGGGTC